ACTTTGGGACAGCTAGGCAAGGCGCTTAATAATGGTGATATGACATCGTTTAATAAAATTGGAAACATTATCGCTAGCCAGACCGGCAAACCTGCGCCTAAAAACTTTGATGCAGCTAAGCAAATTGTGGCTGGCGAAATCATCAAAGCCGTCACTGCTTCTGGCGGTGGCGTGACTGATCGTCAGGAAGCTCAAAAAGATATTGATATGGCTAGCTCCCCGGAACAGTTAAGCGGCGTTATTGATACCTATCAAGCATTGCTTGCTGGTCAGCTCGGTGGACTAAAGCGTCAGTATGAAACCAGCACAGGCAGAGCTGACTTTGAAAAGAAGCTTTCTCCAAAAGTAAGAGAAAAGCTTGGCTCTTTGGTGGAGCAGCAGAATAGTGCACCTCCTGCTACATCTGGCGGATGGTCAATCACCCCGGTGCAATAATGGATTATGAAGTAACTTCGCCGACTGGTAAAAAGTATCGTGTGACCGCGCCTGAAGGTGCAACACAAGATCAAGTGATGAGCTACGCGCAAAGCCAGTTCGGACATTTAGAGAATGTTCCACGTGAAACCGCAGGAGCTGCATCACGTGTGCATGATGCAGAGTCAGGTATTTTATCTGGAATGGCTGGACTTGCTGGACTTCCCGTAGATACTGCTTTGAATGTTTATGACCTTGGCAAAGCAGCTACGGGGTACGTGCAATCTAAAATCACCGGGAAATCTCCTAGTGGTATTTTTGATCCAACCAATAGATCAAATATTCCTTTGTCTGCTCAGTGGAATACAGACTTACTTAATAAGTCTCCCATTACTGAGACCAGCGTCCAACACCCAGAAGATACGGCAAGCCGCTATTTAAATGCTGCCGGATCGGTTGTTCCTTATCTTGCTGCTGCAACCCCTGGCACAGGCCTAGCGAATACGGCACGTGCTACAACTGCTGCACTTACTGGAAGTGCTGCGACTCAATTAGCGAAAGATAAAGGGGCCGGACCAATCGGTCAAATTGTTGCTGGCCTTGTTGGTGGCATGACTCCTGCTGCTGTTGAAAGCGCTGCAAATCTAGCTTCAAGAACTGTATCAAATATTGTCAAGCCGATTACCAAATCAGGTCAGCAAGAAATTGCAGCAAACATTTTACAGGATCAAGCAACCGATCCAGTTAAAGCCGCTGCAAACCTTCATGCGGCACAAGATATCGTTCCTGGCTCTCAACAAACTACCGGCGCAGCATCTCAAGACCTTGGACTGCTGTCACTTGAAAAAGGCTTAAGAAGCAGAAGCCCAGCTGATTTTGGTGAACGACTTTCAGAACAGAACTCAGCACGACAACAGGCTTTAGCGAGTCTTGCAGGCACGCCAGAAGGCGTTAAAGCCATGCAGACAGCGCGTGACGCACAAACAGGCCCAATGCGGGAAGGCGCATTCGCCAATGCTTTACCAGCAGACTCAACGCCTATTTTAAGCAAGATTGATGAAATTCTTGCCTCTCCTGCTGGCAAGCGAGAAACCGTTTCCAAAACTATGGAATGGGCTAAAAACCTGATCGGTAATGAGACCGATCCCGCTACGCTGTATGAGATTCGCAAGGACTTGCAGCTTGCACAAAGAGGGAAGCTGCAACCTAGTTCTCCAAACGCTCCAGCGGCCTCTGTATTGGCTTTAGCGAAAGGACAGTTAGGCGATGTGATTAATTCCCTAGACAGCACGATTGAAAACGCTGCACCTGGATTTAAGGCTTATCTTGACCGTTATAAACAACTGTCTATACCAATAGATCAAGCAAAAATATTACAAGAGATTCAGCGTCGATCTCAATTGCAGAGCATGGACCCCACTACGCAGGCGCAGTTTTTAGGACCGGCTAATTTTGGTCGCGCGGTCGATGCTGCGATTATCAAAAATCCCGGTAAATTATCGCCAGAACAACTTAATCAGTTAAATGCAATTCGTACTGATTTACAAATGGGTCAGGCTATCAATAGCCCATTAGTCAAAGCTCCCGGCTCAGACACATTTCAAAACCTATCAATTGCGCAAGCTATTGGCGGCGGACCTACCGCACAGCATCCGATGATGAAAATCATCTCTCAGCCATTGCAATGGATTTATAAGGCTGGCGGCACTGATCCTGCTGTGAATGAGATTTTAACTAATGCGATGCTTGATCCTAAGCTTGCCGCAACTCTATTAACGAAGGCCACGCCTAAAAGCGTGCAGACGTTCTCAGAGGCATTAAAAGTTAAGGCGCTGTCTGGGGCTTTGGGGACTTCTGCGCAGTTAGCTGCCACCCAGTCAAAATGGCAAGAAAACAAAGATACGCAACAGGAAGCCCAATCAGCGGTGAAACAATAAAGCAAGCCACTGAAATTAAACTAAAGACCAAAAACCACCATGCCATTAGAAAGTAGCGCCACATATATAAATTCATTTAATCCTGCTTGGCCTGATGGAGCTGATCAGCGTTCAACTGCGGACGATCATATCAGATTGTTAAAGGGAGGAATACTTAGGACCTTTCCAAGTATTACGGGTGCTGTTTCGGTAGATCATAACGCATTAAACAGAACGCAATATTTAGCCAGTCTTTCATACAGTATTTTGACTGGCGGGCTAATTGATACGACTAAATTTACATACCCCCAAACCGCCGCCGAATCTGCTGCGAGCGTGACGCCTGTTAATTTGTACATTCCATCACACGATGTATGTGGATATTTGCTAGCAGATCGTTACGGTACTAATACGACTCCCGGCACGACGGACATGATTACCGCTATTAACAATATGTTCTTAGTGGCTAAACAGTTAACACAGTCGCAGGTGTTGAATTACGTTGAATGCCGATTGCTGCCAGTTAAATACTACATCTCAACGCCTTTCCGCATGTTCACAGGGATAGATTTTAACTTTGCTGGCGGCATGATCATTAAATCTACCAGCTCAACCATATCTAGCACTTTAACCAGCGTCTTAGTGTGTCTTGGTGGTGTTCGTCCTGGTGATGTAAGCGGAAATATTAATTGCATTGGTTTGTGCGACGATGCTATCCGCGCTGATAAGGTTAAAATACGCAATGGATTTACAACTTCTAATGCATCCAATTCAACTACCTCTTCCGTAACACATGGAATTGTTATACACGGCGCATCTAATTCAGTCATTGAGAATATGGAAATTGATTTATTGACTGGAGCGGGGATAATCCAGACTGTTTGTTTTACCTCCACGATGAGTGATGTCCGCGTCTATAAAGCCAACCAAGCAACAGCTATTGAGAATGGCACCAGCATGACAATTAAAAACTGTTATGCGGTTAACTGTCATAAATGGGGATTCTATATTCGTGACGTTAAATATACTACGTTTACCGCTAACGCTTGTGACAGTCTGAATAATATATCTAATTCTGCTGACTATACAGACAGAACTATTGATTCGTCTTGCTACATATTTGACGCATGTTATGGAGTTGTAGCAGAAGCGAACGGCGCAGAGCAATGTTTCGGCAGTTGGGTGAAATTCCTATCTGTTGAAAACGTCAGGTGGGCGAATAATGTTGCTATTGGACCTCAGTCAAGTTATACCGGTGCAAATCAAGTAGCGCTCTACTATGTAGATACATTGGGCCGTCGGTTAACGATTGAGAACAATCAGATTATGAGGTCGGGAACAACCGCTCTATCTGGCGGCGCTTCTGCTGCTGCGCATCATGACTTTTATTCTAATGCTACAACCAACCTAAGCGGCTTGCGGTTCATCAATAACTATATTGGTAACAACCTTTTTGACGCACCAAGCGCTATTTACGGTAATAATAACCCTACTTACATTGACAGCACGTTTGTCGGCGCTCAACTCGCTGGGGTGTTTACACCTTCATTGAGCATGACCACTGCTACTACTCCTGCCATTACTTACGGCTCTAGAAATACCGGCAGATTCTCGATCATCAACGGATTCATGCATGTTGATTGTTACTTACATGCAACCTCCATTACGTTCGGTGGCGCAATTGGGTTTATCAGTATTGGCGGATTACCTATAGTAAACGCTGCCGCAGATCAAGAAGACCTTATTTGTACTAAATCCGTAGGCGTTACATGGCCTTCTACCGAGCCTTATTGGTGGACAGTGGACGCTGGATTTACGAATGGTCTGATACAGAACCGCACGCGCGGAACTGCATTAGGTACGGGCGCTTATGTGACTGGAACCACAGACGTGGAATTCCATTTCGTGGGCGATGTTTACGTTGGTAACCCACCTCAATTCCCATGAGATAAATGATGTCAGGACCAGATACTAGAGACCCTGATATGGTGAAAATGCCTCGTGACCAATATGAGTTCATGAGAGAAACCACTATCAGCCTTGCGAGTATTAACGCGAATCTGGCTAACCTGAAAGATCAGGTTACAGAGCTGAAGATAGACCTTAACAATCAAAAATCTGTAGTAAGCGGAATTACTGGTGATCGGGATAAAGTAGTAGGAGCCAAAACTGTACTGGTTGGAATAGCTGGATTTTTGGCCATGCTGGGTAGTTGGTTAATAGCGTGGTTCCACAAATGAAAAGCCAATGGTCTGAACATCCTTATTTCAATATCGATGAGAGCATTACTGCCGACAATGGTAGCTCAATATCGGTAATGAAAAAATTCGTCAAGGAGAACTCTGAGTTCTTGCTTGGTGTTTTATTGGGCATTAGCTTGATAGTAAATGCTGCATTGCTTTATGAATATCAGCAATTCAAGACTGAAGAACGCCTAAAACAGTATGACCTTGACTGGTTCAAGACCCATGAGTTTGCAGAAGTTAAGACAGATGTAACAGTAACGAAGGCTCTAGTCGCTGCTAAATGCAGCAAGTGAGGTTTTATGAGCGGTGGCGGTGGACATATAATCATTCGTAGTGCAGTTAAACAGGCTGCACAGGTTGAATCAGTAAAGGACAATTTGAGCCCCGGTGCATGCGCTAAACTCAATTCTGTTCTGAACAAGAACGAGAACGATTGGACGCATTTCGAGTTAGCTGAAGTGCTATTTTGGATTGGTGAAGCTGACTATCACTGCTCAAAATAATGGACAGTTGGATCATTGCACTCTGTGCTATCGCTAGCCTATTAGGTGGCGGCATAGGTGCGTGGATGTATGTTCGCATTAAACAGGCAGTAGACTCTCAAAGAATCACTACTTGCGAGAATGAAATTGACATCTTAAGAGATGCCAAGCACGAACATGCCGATCTGATCCAGCGTCACGAAGCGATATTGCAGATGATGAAATGGAGCAAGAACGAATGAACATAGGCGAGAAAGGGCTAGACCTGATCAAGTCATTTGAAGGACTACGCTTGACCGCGTATAGACCCACGCCAAACGATGTATGGACCTGCGGTTTCGGGCATACAAAAGGAGTAAAAGAGTTTGACACCTGCTCAATTCAAAAGGCTAATGAATGGCTCTTGCAAGATATTAGCGATGCTTGTGACTGCGTTAATCATCATGTTACTGCTGGTATCAATCAGAACCAGTTCGACGCGGTGACTTCCTTTACTTACAATTGCGGATGTGAGGCGCTCAAATCGTCGACATTGCTTCGAAAGCTTAATGAAGGTGATTTCAAAGGAGCTGCCCAAGAATTCCTAAAGTGGGACCACCAAAAAGGCAAGGTTTTACCTGGATTGACCAAACGACGTCAGGCTGAAAAGGAGCTGTTTGAATCATGACAACTCGCTATTGGAAGAATCATGGCACCAAGATACTTGGTACTGCGCAGATCATCGTATCTGGTTTCGCTGGAGTATCGGGACTTATCCCGGCAGACCATGTAAAATACTGGCTAGCAGCTAATATTGTGTTAGGTGCATTGACTGTAAACCGTGGATTTGAAAACACTAAAACCATTAAAGGGTGACAATGATTATTCTAGGATGCATTGGGGTATTTCTAGTGGTTTGGTTCTTACTGGCAATCTTCTGCATGTGTGTGGTTGCTGGTCGATATGACAGGAGCCTTAAGTGATATTCGGTCTAAGTTATTTTCGTATCGGTGCCTATGTCGTGATAGCGATTATCATGGGATATTTGGTTTATCAGTACCACACAGGGCAAGAGGCTAAGAAGCAAGTAGCCTCACTTACTGCCGAGAGAGACGCAGAAATAAACTGTCTAGTCGGCAGTAAATGTGCTAATAGAATTCTTCATGAAGCGCAGGAAGCGAATGAGGCAATAACCAAGGCCAAATCCGACGCCCAAAAGCAGAATGACGAAGACCGTATTAAACGCGAGAAGGCCGCTCAAGAATCCGCCAATAAACAGGCAGCAGAGGTACAGCAGTATAAGACCAAGCTTGCGGCAATAGAAGCTAAGCATAATACCCCCGATTGCGAGTCACAGAAAAGGATGAAGCTACAATGCGTCGTGGAATAATCATTTTGGCCAGTGTTCTAGGATGTGCCTGCGAGTCAGAGCGAGTGATTCAGCATCAAGTCCCTGTAGAAGTAGTTCACGAGCTTTATGTTCCCTTGCCGAATTCTTTGCTGGAGCCTTGCGATAAGCCTCTACCATTGAAGAATGGCATAGAGATCGGAACGCTTCTCGACACAGCGCTTCGTCTACAGATTGAGACGGTTCCTTGTCTTGAGGGCCGTTTACAGGCGATTCGATCATTGCAGCCTCCTTCAAAACATTAATATTAATGGCAATAACGCAGTAACAGCCTGAATCTCTTCCGCTGAATCCGCTTTATCTATCGCATCAGTAAATTTCTTCAGCATATCATTTTTGTCTTTCATGATTTTCTCCGAAAGATGTATAAACTGGCTTTCTGTTAAATTTGGATTCATAGCCAGCGCCATTAATTGCATGCTCATTTCTTTAATCCAGCTGATGACCACTGCCTACTCGCCTTATTAGGTTTCATTTTACGTTTAGGTGCACGCTGCGGCATTGATGGAAATACCTTTGATGTTGTAGATTCAATCAATGCTTTTGATATGGCAGTAAATAATTCTGGCATTTTCGGTTCGGTCATCTTCATCTCCTTTCGGCCTTAAATTCGATACGTAACTAGGATCATATATACCTAGGCAATAGAACCCATCAGGGTCTCTAGAATCAAGCGAATCCACCTCACGTCGCCATTCATCAGAGCTAGATTCTTGGTTAGGGTAATGATCCAACCCAATTTTCTAAATATTCCTCAATACTGTCGCAGCCAGATACGATTAAGTCACAGATTCCACCGATAACTACTGTGACAAATATAGCTGGCATACACAGCAATATCTTTAGCTTCATCTTAACAGTCATGATTGCACCAGTTTTTTAAGGCACTCTTCAATGAAGTAATTTGGATCACCATTCGACCTGCCATTTTTAACAGCGTCAGCAATCTCCCATATCAATCTAACTAGTGCATCACCTTGCTCAGGCGTAAGCAGCGGTTGCTTTGGTTGATATTCGGTTGACTCTACATTTTTTGGAGTTAATTCGACCAATGCAGAAATCCTTCGCTTCGCCTCGTCTAGCTCTTTATTTATCTGTGCATTTTCATTTTGCAATCGTCTAATTTGCCTGCTTTTATCACTTAGCTCCAGCTTCGTTGCTGCTAGCTGTTTAATGTAATGGTCGGCGTATGCTTCATTAAAGTAGCCAGGCGTTGATCCGCTATCGCTTTCCAGATATCGCGGCGGAGCATCCCCCATGTCGGCTAGGGATTGGAGGAAGTCGGCAACTTGCAATGCAATTGATGCTGACTTTTCAGAAGTGCGCGCTGAATAAACAACAGCGGCTGCGCATGCGCGAATATCTTCAGCCCATTCTATAAATTTATCTTTGTTCATTTGGTTCTCCTAATAATTCATTTACCTTGGAAAGTAGCTCTCTTTCTGTGCCATATTTAGCAATGAAAGCTTTCTTGCTCAATGCTAGTGATGGGCCGTAAAGTTCAACCATTCTGCTTGTTGAGCAATTATTTAGTAGTTGTCCGCGATGGTGAAAAGAACATAATGGCAAACTTGCTTGGTCCCCACCGGATAATCTGCGGTAACCTTTATCAGTTATATGATGGGCTTCAGTCCTAAACGGCTGCATTCTTTTCTCAATCTGGCAGCAGATACACGGCATATTGTGAATCTGGTCTAACCTAGCTTGATCGGCTTTAGATTTACTCATAACCGCCACCCATTCCCCTGTTTAAACGCATGTGAATCAAAGCCAAATCGGTTTAGCATGACTTGATCCGCCTGTAGCCAGTACTGCTCCCACTGCTCCGCATTCATCGCCCTAAAGTTTATGTGCTTGGGTGATCGTACCTCAAAATCGGTACCTACAATTGGCACTACCACATAATGCCCTGCGAGTACTTTTATCTCATCGCTAATGCTTTCCTCGTCCCTCACAGGGTCTTGATTTCTTCCAATCTCAGCACAGCAAGCCCAATACCATCTGTTGAATGCTGGACTGCGGGCACGCCTCATTTCAAGTTCGACAACCTCTCCATCGGCTAGTCTACTAATAGACTTTTTGGCCTTATCGTCCATGCCAATGAGAGAATCACCGACCCTGATAAACCATTTACGCATGGCTAAAATGGGTCATCGTCGAAATTATCCACCTCTGGCTCATATGGATGATCCTCCTTAGGTTCTTTACGCTCAGGCTTAGAACCTAGCATTTGCATTTCACGCGCCACAATCTCAGTGCTATACCGATCTTTGCCATTTTTGTCCTGCCATTTTCGAGTACGCAAGCTGCCCTCGATATAAACCTGAGAGCCTTTACGCAGATACTCGGCGGAAATCTCGGCCAACTTCTCGAATAGCACGATTGCATGCCATTCAGTGCGCTCCTGCTTATCACCTGACTGCTTATCAGTCCATCCTTCTGTGGTAGCTACACGAATGTTTGTGACTGGCTTCCCACTCGGCATGTACCGAGTATCAGGATCAGCCCCAAGGTTACCCACAATAATGACTTTGTTTATGCCTCTCACGGTATTTGCTCCATAGAATCGTTAATGGTTTCGGGTGCTTTGCCGTATTCATGGCCACGAGATTGCAGCCACAACTTGTTTCGCGCCTGCTGGACTTCTGTCAATCGCATTGATGCCAGCTTTTCCCATGAGCGTGTATCGGCAATCTTTTCCAATTGATCGGCGCGCGCTGTTTTAGCTTCAACCGATTGGCCTTGACCGCATAGCTTGAATATCTCTTCCTTGATTTCATCCAGCGCAACGTCACGGCGTCGCATTTCAGAGGCCGCGTTATCCTCTCCAGTCTCAGGGAATGCGTCTTTAGAGTCGCGCAGGTTCATTGAGCCAAAGTGTTCGCCGCCAATATTCAGCGCTTCAAAATGGCCCTTAAGCTTGTCAAAGGTTGGGAACTGAATCTCTTTACCGTTAAGCTTGTCTGCGCGGTCTTTCTGGATGCATGCAGTATTGATTATACGACCTTCCTCGCGCTGTATCTCCATCTCAATAAGCAAGGATGGCTCGTAGCCTAGCTCTTTCTCTGTAGCCATTTTAGAGCCTACAGTGATAAGTTCCTTTTTACCGCTGCCATCGTCCTTTTCTTGGTATTCGTACACGTTGCCAGCACGGCCGCAGACAATCATATGCACGCGGGAGGATAGGAACAGGTCAGTAAACTCGCCCCACATGCGCTTGATCGGTCCCCAATGTTGGAACTCCAGTGTAGCCAATGGCTTTTTGTTGTATCGAACGCGCTGCTCGTTAGTGCGCGCAAGGTAAGACTCTTGCAGGTCGCGCCAGACATGCGTGATGGAATCCACAATGATGACCCCGGCAACGTCTTTCGCCTCCTCGGTGAACGCCATTAGGTCTTTAAACGCTCGCGATTCGTCATAGACTAGAAACTCAATCCCAGCCTTTTCAAACAGCGGCATGATATACGATGCGGCTGGTTCAGTATCAAACATGGCCACCGGCTTGCCGGTCTTGGCATATTTAGTCAGGCCAATTGCAATCTCCGCAGCTGTACGTGTTTTACCAGTACCAGCAGCGCCATAAATACCCACCTTCCCGAACGCCTGCTTGTTGGTTGCTTTCTTTAACATACTCATAATGCCGCCTTCATTCTCAAATAAGTTGGAATTTCATAAACAGGATTTTCCTTATACTCTACCCACCTCCCGTGATGAGTCTCTCTATATTCCTTTAGTCTTTCTTTCCATTGCTCTAATCGCTCTTTGTTGCGTAGGGATAGATAATCAAGAGGTTCGTTCATTATTTATCCTCGAATCCTTCACAGGTTTCTAGCCAAGTTGGATCAAAATTAACCGGCCACATAAACCAGCCATTCTTAAATCCATGCTGAGAATAGGAAAGGTTCAATTTCTTTTCTATTGGCGAGCGCAATCCTTTCAACATAAAAAGCATTGGAACAAATTGGCCGCCGGGAATGACGTCCAGAACCGGGTGGACACATTGTGAGTGCGCATCACCCGGAACCGGACGCCGATACTTACACTTGTAACAGTTAGGCTGCTCGATACTGCCAGACTGATTGCTTCGCTTATTGCCATCTGACTCGGTTATATAGTTCTCGTCAGTGCTAGGACTTACAGGAAGGCTGATTGCTGGGCTTACGCCGTCTGAATCCGCTGTTACGTGTGGTTGCGAATCTATACTTGCGCATAAATTCTCCTTGGTTTGCAGCAAACTATCCGCATCGCTGCTTTGCGGTTGATTGGTATTCATTAGATTGTCCACTCGTTACTGGGGTAATTTTTGTCCACGCACTTAGCAATATAAAGCAACAGGTCGCTTACAGTGCTATCTGGTTTCATTTGGGAGATAGCTTCGATAACATATGACATGTTATTCATGTTAATGCCTTTATCCGTATTGTAACCGTGAAATAGCCAGGCACAAATAATCTCCTGCTGCTTCTCAAATGACAGCGTGCCGAACTGTGGCCTATCATCATCTTCAGCGTAGAAGTCCGGGTGATGTTTCATTTTGCACCATATTGCTTTGCATGAAATTCGATTAGCTTGATTGCTAATACGTATTCTTTTGCATGTTCGTTATCTAAATGAGTTTCTTTTACTGCTTTCTTAAAAGTTTTAAGTGAATCCCAGAAACATCCAGCGCGAACAAATACGCCATGATCGGTTATGAAAGATTGCAAATAATCTGCGCGTGATCCGATAGGTCCAATGCATAAATATGGTCTATCGCCAACCATTTTAAGAGTTTCTTCTCCGTAGCTCAGGTTAGCGGAGCTCAGGTTAGCGTAGCTCAGGTCAGCGGAGCGCAGGTCAGCGTAGCTCAGGTTAGCGGAGCGCAGGTCAGCGTAGCTCAGGTCAGCGGAGCTCAGGTTAGCGTAGCTCAGGTTAGCGGAGCGCAGGTCAGCGGAGCGCAGGTCAGCGTAGCTCAGGTTAGCGGAGCGCAGGTCAGCGTAGCTCAGGTCAGCGTAGCTCAGGTTAGCTTTCGACTTAACAGCCGCCTCAACTGCCAGCCTCCAATTATCAGTTTCAATACTGAAAATCAGAGCGCCGCTCCATCGATTCTTTATTTCAAACTTCATACCGCCTCCAGTCTTTCGTTCTCTCTTGCTAATACTTGTTGATCGTACTGACACTTTAGAAAGTCCACAGCCTCTTTGTCCCACTGGTTATTCATTACTTCACCTAGCGCATGATAGTAACGCTTTGCTGTAGTGAAGTTATCGACGATCCAATCAACCTGATTACCCAGCCGACGATTGTCGTACTCAGGTCTGCCAATAGCGCGCAGGTTGATTAATAAGCGGGCTTGAGCTTCGTGGAAGATATTCATTTCAGAATCTCCTTAACTTTCCTCAGTATTTCCACTGGTTGATTGCGCCAATTAATTTTTTCAACCTCATAACGCAATTGTCCTAACTCCTTAATATCAGCAACTTGTTTTTTGAGTTCATCAGTTGGCATGTCTAACCATATGCTAGAAAAGTGATTCCCGACCAGCCTTCCGGTGTTTTTCCGATATCTATTCTTATCGGTAACTATTTGTGTCGCTGTTACTTTGCAAATTTTTACAAAGTCCGCGCTGACGCCATCCCATCCTCTTCTTACTACAGCAACTTCATCTCCAGCTTTCAATGACTTAAGCCATTCCTGCTTTAATTGTTCTTTCTCTTGCCATGTCAATTCATTCATAACTATCTCCTGTTTCGCTTGACAACAAGTATGGACAAGTCCACAATCACTGTCAACAACTATTTACAGAGGTTTTATGACTCCAAAACAAGTGATTAAGCATTATGGAACAATTGCCAAAGCAGTTAAAATAACTGGCTTTAGTCGTCAGGTATTCTACAAGTGGTTAAAACAAGGCTATATACCGGCTGAATCTCAGTTCGCACTGATGCAGGAGTCAGGCCATCATTTAACAATTGGTGAGCCGATGGGGAAAAAGAAATGAAACGCAAAGTATATGGTGGAATTTTGTATATTGGCGGAAAGCAATACCGAGCAATTGTTTGCTGCACCAGCAGACTTAGAGCGTCACAGCTTACCAAGCTATCAGTAGCTTGTCTTAAGGAATATTGGAGTGAAACAGAAAACAAGGATGAGATTTACACAGCCCATGCGTGCCCCGATACAGTTCTTGTTAAAAAGCTAAATTCAACCGGTCCACTTAAGGCGTATTCACCATGAAAAAGCCTGACCCTGCTGACTTCAACCTAAACGGCACTGTCGCTGCAATGATTCCATTGAATCAATACAACTACGACAGGGCTTTACTGCGTTATCACGAGCACTGGTTTAATGAAATGCTAGCAGCATGTAGAGAGTCAGCAGAGCATGGCATACATGGCCAGCCATTAAACAAAGCCGCTGAGATAGTAGACGTGTTCTTTGCTGATCCAAACATAGACCCGAGTAATACGCCATGAGTGATGTCAACAGACAAAATGAAAAGTTTTATTCAGAGCGTGACGTGATTAGACAGGGCCAGATATACGTCAATCATGTATTCCATATGACCAGCGAAGGATTGCATAGTAAGTCCGACATTGCTGCCGAACTTGCGCATCGCGATTTAAAAATCATTGAGCTAGAGCAGCGAATTAAAGAGCTGGAGCAAGATGCTGTAGAGCTACGCCGACGCGCTCTTAATGGCCCAAAAATCAGTGCAGTTTTGGAGATGCTATCAAATGGCAATGGGCTACTGCGCCAAATAGTTGGCACACATTACGACGGCAACGGAATTGTTATTCGTATCGCGTCGAATACTATCGACGCCGCCATAGGAGCAAGCCATGAGTAACATTCCACCAAAACCAATCCGTGATGCTAACACTGTCGAGGATCACGGCTTTCTTGAAGATGAGCGTGACTACTATCGCGCCATAGCAGAGCGGGCGATTGAAGCGCTGAACAATATCGAAGTTAAAGTAAGTGGTGGACTATGCTCTTTCACCGCTATTGCAAAGCATGAATTTCTAAAAGATATCAGGATAGAAGTCGAGAAAGCCCTATCCGAACTAACAGACACAGGAGAGCGGGGATGAGTGAATTAAATGATTGCGAAGACCAGGGCTATTCAAAACCCAGTGATGGGTGCCAAAATTGCTGGCTATATCCGAAAGATGCGCCGCAAGAGCGCCCAAAACTTGTTAAAAAATTACGCTATGGCAACGAGTGGTGGTGCTGCCCGGTTTGTGGAGGCAGTTATGGAAAAGTAGACAACGAGCCTCAATCACTTAACCCCCAAGACAAGAGAGAATCATGAAAATCACAAATTTTAAGTTTTTGAAGCGGACCGGTAAAGATGCCCTTGACTGGGTTGATTGGGCAGAAGTGGATTGTATAACTGGCGCGTTATGGTGGAAGAAAATCAAAACCAGAATGGTCAGGAAAGAATACGCATTACATTGGCATTTTGTAGATAACGGACAATGGTGTCCAGGTTATGAAGTAGATTCTTTATACCGCGCATGGAAATCGCAGAACTCTATAACACTATAGGAAGATTATGAGCGACATAGCAGAGAAACTAAATTTAATGGCTGACGAGTTAGCGACGTTTTCAAAAAAGCCGACTCCAGAAGAGTTAGGTAAAATGCTGGTAAATACTTTTGATTTCTTCAAAGAGCTTTCACCGGCAATTAGATACTTAGATGAAGCCGGACTTGACGATAAGTCATTATATAAAATGAGCAGGGCAGATGTTATTGATGCATTTCTTAATGCCGCTCTTTTTGCTAATAACCCCTGAGATTTCACCAATAGGTATTGATATGCTCGACCCACTAGAAAAACACGATTTAATCCAAACCGCAATCAATAAACTAATTGACGCTCAATCTTCAGCGCTAGAGCGGTACATTACTGAATGGTTTAGGGCATCGCCTGAGGTTAACCCTGCTGATGTGGCTCTGCGCGTTTCTTACGTTAATGGCAGTACTCAGTATCAACTCGAAGTTGTTAGCAAATAACAACCCATAAACCTCCCTTTAGCTTGTAACCAGAAAAGGTGTTGAGATGAGTGAACCAGTAAGAATTTCAATTCCTTTGATAGGTGACGACGAGGAAATCCAGCTTATCAGTGGGTTGATTTATTTAATCAATCATTTCGAGCATGCGGACATCGATAAGGTAAGAATTATTGAATATCTGCAATCTCGTTATCAGGAAAAGCCATGAACGACGATCAAATTATCGCACAACAAGCTAGAACAATTATTCAGCTGCAAACTGAGCTGAATGACAAGCGCCAGTCCCTGAGAAATATAGGCAATATCCTTTACGGGATAGGTCAGCCTCTTAACGATAATAAACTAAAATATACAAAAGAACAGCTACACAACTTTTTCCTTATTTCTCAGGAATTGTAAAATGACAATCAGCCAACGCACATTTAGCTTGTCAGGAATAACTGACAGGAGTAATCTTCAAAAAGGGCCCGGAGCGTTAGTAGCGCTTATGGTCTTACAGGTCGAACACCGTTTTGAAACAGTACCCAGCCGGGCAGGACACATGCCCCGCAGTTTATCAAAACCAGCTCTACCCGCAAGACAAATTTCGTGCCCTCGCCAAGGCGCGCGTAGTCGTACCCGTTGTTTTCAGTCGGGGTCCGCCACAGGAAAGCTGAAAGTGTTCAAATACCGGCGCGTCGTGACCCATAGACACCGGCCCTTGCCGTTCCAACTAGATACACCTAGAAGGGAGGCTCTTTTTGAGATGATGCAAAGAGAATGGGAGAAGACTGAGTATCTGCATCCATCCTTGAGGTGGAACTTGCCAAAGGCTAATGGCAAGGGAGAAAAGGGGGAGATTGTCTCTTAAATTCAGACTAGATAGGTAAAAACGATGAAAACTATATATTTTGGGAATGATGGAAGTTTTGATGTGCGGGCAATGCTTACGTTCGGGGTGTCAGCAAAAGAAACCGATAAGGCAATAGGTTATTTTGGGACCGGCTTTAAATATGCCATTGCTATTATCCTGAGATTAGGCGGGAAGGTATCAATTCTGAGCGATGGCAAGGAATATGCCTTTACCAAAAGCACTGAGCAGATCAGGGGAAAAGACTTTGATATGGTCAAAATGAATGGTGTGGATGCTGGGTTTACGACCCATTTAGGCATCAATTGGCAGCCTTGGATGGCCTTTAGAGAGCTTTACTGTAATTGCTTGGACGAGGGCGGCGAGATATCCGAATCAATGCCCAATCACTCCACAATCATTGCTGTGCAGTCTGCTGATATTCACACGGCCTATATGGAGCGCCGAAAGTACTTTCTCGAAGGTGAGCCTGATTTGGTTTTGCCAGGGGTTAACATTCATTTCAAGCCAAGCTCATCGGTTTATTATCGCGGTATTGCGGTGCAGAAACTAAGGAATGATGCGCTTTATACCTACAATATAACCAATTCTTTGTCATTGACCGAGGAGCGGATAGCACAAAGTGAATACATGGTTGATTATTATATCAAGAAGGGAATTCAGGCATGTGAAGAGCCACAATTTTTGTATAAGGTTCTATGCGCTCAAGGCGATATCTACGAAGCAAAGATTGCTTATGACGCTGATTACCATGTTTCTGATCAGTTTGTCTCCACTGCTAAGAAATTGAGGGAGCGAGGCAAGCATTTATCGGACAGCGTTTTAAAGATATTGATCCGCAAAAAAGAAGCTAACTCGGAATATAGCGAGCTTGTCTTATCGCCAGTTCGTAAAAAGATGTTAAGTCGCGCAATGGATTTCCTGCGAACTATTTCAATCAATGTCGATGATTATCCAATCAAGCCAGTGCATAGCCTTGGCGAGAATGTATTAGGCCGTGCAAAGGATGGAATTATATTTATTTCAGAGCAAGCTTTTGATCTTGGCACAAAGCAGGTTGCATCTACTTTGATAGAGGAATTTGTACACTTAAAATATGACGTAAATGATTTCGATAGACGCATGCAGAACTGGTTATTTGATAAGATTTTGTCACTCGGTGAAGAATTGAGCGGACAGCCGATATGAAACTTTTACCTCATACAATCCCTGATAACTTCTCTCTCTCAGAATCCACTAAAGCATGGCTAGAGAGAGAATATCCACAGCTTGACGAACAAAGAACTGTTGATGCTTTTGTCGAATGGGCTACTAACCAGCGTGATAACAATAAACGTTCTCCTACTTATGGCGAACCGCTTGTATGTCTTTCATGGCAGATGAAGTTTCGTAATGTAGTTAGGATTCAAATGGTTAACAAGTGGTCTACGATTGCTATTCCTAAACAAGGGAAAGAGACTGATATTAGATGGGCTGAAACAATGGCGCATGCAAAAGCAATTGGCTGCCCTATCGAACGACGATCTGTTGATAGCGTTGAATCTTTCAAGACTCGCGTCAAAAACTGGGAGATTACATCAGTCAAAACAACTAGAGTGATAGACTTTGACGCATTAAAGAAGATGGCAAAATCATAGCGATTTAACAGCAGGAGCGGGAGATGATATTTTTTCAATATTTAGGGCTGATAATTTGTGCACTGATATTGGTGATTGTAATGTATGGCCTTTATCGTGTTGGCTATGAAACAATTGATGACAAGCTGAGGCAGAAATACGCAGGAGAATGCAGTGATCGCATTGCCGGTTCGCTAGAAACGGCGGCACATTGGTTTTGTGAAGACAAACAAACAGCAGAACTAATCAATGATATTGCTTATCAAGTCAAAGAATACAGATTTATATTTCCAGACGTGCTTAGAAATAAATGGCGAGAAAGGAAGGCCAAGTCAAGCATAAATAAAGATGTGGGAAACACACAATAAGCCTAGGGTGTTAGATTTTCAATTGAGGGTGAGTTATGAACGATAAACAAACAGAAAGAGCGCAGCATTGGTTATATGCAAATGAACCTGATAATTTTGACAAGGCGTCATCCGAGGTTCAAAGGCTGCAAAGAACCATTGCTTGCTTAATTGCAATCGGTATTGTTACCGAAGGTAAGGCAGAACAGGCTTATCAGATTGCGGGATGGTAATCATGAACGACAAAGCACAAGCGCTGATAGAAAGGCTTTACGAAATTACAATTTCACATGGAGACATTGACGATAAAGCCATCCTACAAGCCATCAAAGCAATCGAGGTACTTACGAGTATCGCTAATTCATCATGGCCGCATTTCTATGAGTGCGGCTGGCAGGATCATGCGGAATGGTGCGCTAAGCAAGCCCGTAACTATCTGGAGAGCATAAAATGACCAAAACAATAGAGCTTTCAAAGCGGCTGGCGGAGTGCGCTGATTGGCTTTCAGTAATCTCCAAAGAAGGCCGTATAGGTGATGAAAAGCTTCGCCAATGGGCCGAAGACTTACGCAGCCTTATAATCCCTCCACCAGGTGAGAGAGATGAAACGGAAAAGCGTTAAAATGATCAGGGACGAAGTTGTCCAGGTAAGCAAGCATGGCGGATATGCATGGATGCGCATGTTTGTTAACGAGATTGGCACACGGTGGGAAGAGATCGAGCTAAGCATTGATCCTCCGTTGCGTTTATCTGAAGAACCAAAGGACCGAGTATGGCCATAAAGCCGTTACAATGTGAGTTCTGCAAGTATTGCAAAGAGTTTTTCGCAGTAGAGCAGTATCATCTCCACCGCCGTGACGTAACACGAACCAAGCGTGAATGCTTATCGGTGGATGAGCTAAAGCAGGCGGGATGGAAGATGTCATCATCGAAAGTTTGGAGTAAAAGATAATGCCAACATACTTTATGTCATATTCAATGCATGTTACTCGCAAGATATGGAAGTACTCGATACCTATCCCGCGTCGATTGCAGCATAGATATAAGCTGAAATGAGCAAGCTTGAAGAAACCCTAGCTTTGCACCTACGCGCTGAGAAGATCGAGTTTGAGCGTGAAGTATCAGGGCTGGTTCCGGGGAGACGGTTTAGGGTGGACTTTTTCATCAAGCCAGACATCACAGTTGATTGCGAAGGCGCAGTATGGGTTAAGGGAGGCCATTCTACCGGCACAGGAATCACTAGGGACTGCCTCAAAGCGAACTTGCTCCTGCTGGCAGGGTACAGGCCATTTCGCGTTACAGCGCAGCATATTGAGTCTGGACAAGCATTAGAATGGCTTTTAAAGGCCCTAGAATTATCTATACGCCACGATCATCTAAAGCCAATGGTAGAAGAGAGCCAATGAACTATTCAGTGCCAAAAGGTTGGAAACGTGGAGAGCAATTAGTTTATGTGATACGGCCTGCATTCAAGGGCCAGCGATGGGCTATTGCTAGAAAATCAAGTAAGGCCCCAGTAATAGATGATAGTACTGACCCAAATGAGTGCTATGCATTAGATTTTGCGTCTGGGGATGAAGTGAAAAAGTTTGCAAAGTGGTGGTACCAAAAAGAAAGCGCCTCTCGGTGATCTAGCCGGGGCGCTATCTTGGGAATCAGCTCACAAACGTCGGCGAACTGATTAACTGCCATGGGATTATTATGGCACGAATAATGCGTGTTTGCATCCGGGTGCATTAAATGCCATAATTCAGGCATGGCAAGACCAAAAAACACCACAACTCCGTCTACACTTTATGCGCTAGCTTTAATTAAGTTAGGCCATTCTGTAAGACAGGCGGCAAAAATAGCAGGGATTAACAGATCGACGTTAATGAGAGCAAGGAAAAGGAAGGTGCCATGTCAGGTTGCACAATAGGGAAAAATAGATCAATCCTCATAATGGCCGGAGTTCCCCATAATAAAGTTGCAGAGGTATCTCAAGCATATAAAGGATGGAAAAATATGGCAGAAAAGCGAGGAAGGATAGTAGATATGACTGCTGTTGAATACTGGAACTTAATGGAGCCGCATTGGGATAATAGAAGAAAGCTGCATTTATGTGTTTGCAGGTTTGGAGATATGGGGGATTATACCGTTGATAACGTATATGTAGATTCCAGGCGCAACAACATGCTTGATTATCACAAATTTGCCGCACACAACAAAAAGAGAAAAGTGTGAGCTAGTTCTTGCATCCGGGCGCAGTAATGGGTAAGATATCTCCACACTGATAACGGGAGAGCGGAAATGAGCGATAAAGAGCAAAAATTGAGCGAGATTGAACCATTGCCATGCCCGTTTTGCGGCAGCAATAATGTTGTGATCCATTGTGGTGAATGGTTTTATATTTCGTGTGACGAGTGCCGAGCTGCAATGGGCAGAACTAATCGAATGAGATTCGCGCTGGAGGCTTGGAATAAGCGCGCAGTTAAAGCCTGAACACTAAACGCACCGGGAGAGATGTATGGCAAAGATAGTTTTTCAAACTGATGAATGGGGCGGCGTATCTGGTAGTCACCATATTGAGTTCCAAGTCAATGGCAGAACATTGATGGTGCAGGTTAATAATGATGTGGTCCATGTAATTGGGCCATTATTCGAAGAAACAGATAACAATAGCTGTAATGCATGGTGGGGGCTGCTGCCTGGATCGAATCTCGACAGCCTTCATGAATATCATGAAGCCGTTGATGCTGGAACTTTAAGAAAGTCGGTACAGCCTAAAGCCCAATAGAGAGAACAAAGCATATGAGCGTTAGAGACGAATTTTCGCTTTACTTCAAAAGCGGTAATGACATCCCAGTAGAGCGGGCAGTAATTAAGACTGATATTGCGCATCAGGTTATTGCAGAACTAGACCAGCTTCGCGAGCTGTGCAGGGAGCAGCATGAGGCTTTGCAACAAGCCAGTATGTGCTTTGCATTGGCTGGAGCGGCCTTCCCCGGCAATAAGCGAACATCAAGTATTGAGGGAGACATAAATAAAGCCATCGCCAAATACAACGAGCTAATCAAATGAACGACGATCAAAAAATAATGATTATTCTCGGCTTTGCTTTACTTATCGCTTGCTCTGTAGCTTGGTATTGCAGAGACGACGAAGCAAAGGTGTGGCGTGACAAGTATCACAGTTCTGAGGAAGCCGCTAAAGAAGCAAAGAAATTGGCCGATTACAGATTAAGCTTATGCGTTAGGAGTAAAGAATGAATATTGAACAAAATGAACCAGCATTCCCGATAAATATCGAGCAAGATCGTCCTTGGTATGGCCTAACCAAGCGTGAATACTTCGCTGCTATGGCGATGGCCAGTCTTGCAGGCGCGCACGCTGATGGCGGATATTCATTAGCAGGCGTTGTCGCAAGACAGGCTGTAGAAAATGCCGATGCACTTATCGCGGAGCTAAATAAGTGAACATTAACGAATTGCCAGAGATGTTCCATCAAAATGGAGACATGCGAATTAAAGCACTCGAAGCCCGATTAGCCTATGCAAAGTATCTGTTTCTATCCCATGAAATGCTGGTTGATGATAGAAAGAGCCAATTACATTCAGAAAAGATTGATGCATTCATCGAAAAGCTTAACTCGGAGGGATTATGAAACACAAAATCACCTTTAAGATTATCCGTGGCGAGTTGTACTATGTACTTGCTGGAGTAGCTTACAAATCACGAAAGGAGGCGTTTTGCGCATGGAGTGCGGTGGATGCAATGAATTAGAGATGCTGAGTCGCTCTCAGATGATTTCAGGAGACCGGGCTACCGGTGAAAGCGGCGAACCCTGAAAGAGAATGACAAAAACAGCTGCACATGAATTAGATTTAATGCGATATGTAGCTCAGAGCAACGCTGTTATATATTGAAAGCAGCTAGTCGGTAGACGAAAGGTAGAGCGCCTTTGCAAGAGGAGGTCGCGGGTTCAATTCCCGTCATATCGCGCCATTTGAGTATGCTGGATGAATAGTCAGCTATGAAGTCGGAACAGTGTGAAAGTCGAAAGGCCGCCCAATCCCGACCATCCAGCTTTTTGCACAATTGAGAGAAGTGGTGTTTGCCGTGACCATTGTAGTATGGCTTTAGGTATCTGAAATCATGCAAACGGCTTTTTAACAGTGAGGTGATGCATGAAAATTAGGCCAGCCGCTTCAATGTTGGGACTTGATGAATCAATGCAGCAGATTAGAGAGGTTGCTAATAAATCTGAATTAATGGAATACCTCAAAGACCGTTTTGATTATTGGAATCCCACAGAAGAAAACGTAACCATTGAGTTTTACAGCCATGACAAACGAATTAACTGGAACACGCATCTGATTTGCATTGACGGTAAAGCGGCGCTGTTTTCAGATAGTAATTTTTAACAGTGAGGGGAATGAAGTGAAGTTTAACTGCGGGCCAACTTGGGAAGAAAAGTTAAATGCAAGAGAGAAGTGGCATCCTTGGTTTGCATGGCGACCGATTAGACTAGGGTCGCGAGATTGTAGATGGTTTGAATATGTGTTGAGAAAAGGCAGATATGGTTATGGGTATTGGAATTGGGAATATAAAGCACCACCAGATAACGGAGAGGCGTAAGATGCAGCAATTATCAGAATTTCAAATTAGGCAGCTTAAGGAATATGACAGAAAGCGATATGAAGTTGTCGCTCGACTATCTAAATTTCATCCCTCTTTGTATTTTCTAGGCGGTATGCGCATTCAGGGCGACAAGATTGATGTGTTTTATACAAGGGAACAGGAAGAGGCTATAGCAACGTGGGAGAAATTAGTTCAAGCCTCCATTAATGCAATTGAGAAACCTGAATTTCTGCGCGAGCCAGAGAAATTGCCTTCGCAAAACAATCAAGGCAATGTTAAAATGAATTGCGATAGCGGCGTTGAAGGAAACGCTTTTTTGGGTGGCAAATAAATCAGTCCCGTCACCTACATGTCAGCTCCGTACAAGCTGGCTGAGATTGGGCTCTTGTCAGTCGTCGTAGGCTGGCCTATCGCACTTATCGAGTAGGATAATCCTTGCCTTTACATGAGTATTTTGGTAAAAATGAATACAGCAGGCGCGTTAGCTACCATTGCAGCTACGTAAATCAAAATCGCCGCCGAAACCGGGAGTGGCGATCCGGACAAATTTAGCTCGAAAGAGCGCCTTACTAAGGGAAATTCTATCTCCCGCCCTTAGCGAGATGACTGCCCCTCGTAACAGAGGGGACTTTTTAATGAGGCACTTATGAAAAAGAAAGGTAAAGGCAAGAAGCCCTGCTAATTTAGGTTGAGCTAGTAAATATATCTATGGAAGTTATCGGAAGGCCGTCTGATTATACCCAAGAGCTTGCAGATAGAATCTGTGAGCAACTAGCCAATGGCTACTCATTACGCACTGTTTGCGCACCAAATGATATGCCAAGCAAGGCAACTGTCTTCTCCTGGATGCGTAAATACCCGGGTTTTCTTGACCAATACACGCGCGCGAAGCAAGAATCTGCTGATGCTATCGCTGATGAGATGCAGGATATTGCGGATGATGCAACTAACGATTGGATGGAAAAACACAATGAGGAAGGCGAGAAAATTGGCTGGCAGGTTAACGGCGAGCATATACAGCGCTCACGGCTGCGTATTGAGACCAGAAAATGGATAGCATCAAAGCTTAAGCCAAAGAAATACGGTGACAAACTAGAGCTTGCTGGCGATAAAGAATCCCCATTAGTAGTTCAAATAGTCAAATATGCCGACGATCCAGCTGCCAAATAGCTGGTCTCCGCGTAGTTATCAGTTAAAAGCGTGGAGCGCTTTAGAGTCGGGCGTTAGACGCGCCTGCTTGCCGTGGCACCGAAGAGCCGGAAAGGACGACCTTTCCCTACATTGGACGGCTTGCGCCCTCATGCAAAAGCCAGCCACTTATTGGCACATGTTGCCAAAGGCCAATCAGGCCCGCAAAGCGATATGGGACGCCGTTAACCCAAAAACTGGCAAGAGGCGAATAGATGAGGCCTTCCCGCAAGAAATTAGGTCAAATACGCGTGAAAACGAGATGATGATTCGTTTCATTAATGGCGCTACTTGGCAAGTGGTAGGCTCTGATAACTATGACGCCTTGGTGGGGTCTCCCCCTTATGGGATTGTATTCTCTGAATACTCCCTATCCGATCCCAGCTCATGGGAGTACTTAAGGCCTATTCTTGCCGAAAATGGCGGCTGGGCAATTTTCATCTATACCCCGCGCGGCAAGAATCATGGATATACCTTGCATCGAATGGCCCAGCATAATCCTGATTGGTTCTGTCAGATACTGACCGTTGATGATACTGGCGTAATGACCAAGGAGCAGATACAGCAAGAACGCGCTGCCGGAATGTCAGAGGACATGATTCAGCAGGAATTTTATTGCTCATTTGAGGCCGCCAATCCAGGCGCATACTATGGAAAGTATATGCAGCAGGCATGGGCAGAGAATAGAATTTTACGCCTTCCAGCAGACCCAATATTGCCTGTAGAGACCTTTTGGGATTTAGGTATGGCAGATGCAATGGCGATTTGGTTTGTGCAGTTCCATGGTAAAGAAGTGAGATTAGTCCATTACTATGAAAACCATGGCGAAGGAATGAGTCACTATGCTAACTATCTGCAAAGCTGGGCAGAAAAGAAAAACTTGCGCTATGCTAAGCACACAGCACCGCACGATATTGAGGTTAGAGAATTGGGCACTGGTAAAAGTAGACGTGAGACCGCAGCAACTATGGGGTTAAAGTTTGCTGTTGCGCCTCAATTGTCTATAGCTGATGGAATTGAGGCTGTGCGCCGACTACTTCCAATGTGTTGGTTTGATGAGAAAGATGCCGAGAAAGGCATTAGCTGTTTAACCGAGTACAGTAAGGAATGGGACGAAAAGTATAAGGTATTTAAAACCAATCCTAAACATGATTGGGCCAGCCATGGCGCGGATGCATTCAGAACTTTGGCGGTGAGTGTTAAGGATCGCGGAACGATCAAAAAAGATGATCGATATAGCCGAAACAGTAATAACTCCAGCTGGATGAGCGCATGAAAGAATCAGCCGATCAAGAAGAAAAAGAAACTTTGGCCGAGTTTCGCTCTCGCTTTAATCAATCTAAGCAACACAGTAATGACTGGCGTGAAGAGGCTAAGAATCTGAATGATTTGAGGGCTGGCCACCAATGGTCGCCTGAAGACGAAGCCGCCCTAAAAACAAAGTATAAGGGCGCATATCCGATGGTGACCTTCAATCTGTCGGATAAATACAACGATGCCATCAGCGGCATGCAAATCAATAACCGCCAAGAAATAAGGTATTTCCCTAGAAAGGTTGGCGTTGTTTCAATAGATGAATATGCGACTGGTGTGGTGAAATGGAATCGCGATCAGTGCGAGGCGGAGGACGAAGAGTCCGACATGTTCACGGATGTGTTCTGGCTAGGGATGGGATGGATAGAACATTTTCTAGACGATACTAACGGCCCTGAATCATGGATTGCACAAGAACGCCGTGATCCCATGGAGATGTATTGGGACCCGATGGCTAGAAAGAAAAACCTAAGTGATCGTCAGTGGCAAATACGAATTAAGCCGATGACGCCGGGTGAATACGAGGACTTCTTTGGCGAAGAGGAAGGATCATCCTTAGAAGATACCAGCACTGAATTCGGCGATGATGGAACGATTCAGGTTATCCAAAATCCGCACGATTATGGCGATTCTACAGGCGGATCATCTACTGTAAGACCGATTTATGTGGCTGATTACCAGTGGTGGGAAATGGATACCCAATATACTGTGACTGCACTATTCCCAGGCCAACAGCAACCTATGACGCAGACCTTTGATGAAGAGGAATGGTCAAAGATCAAGAAGGTTCTAAACAAAACAGCCACTCCTTATCAGGTCAAGGAAAGCCAGTATAAATGCTATTACCGCTGCTGGATTGCTGGCGATGGGATCAAAGAAGTTAACGGCACCAAAATTAAGAAGCTCACCTGTAACTCGTTCACCTATGAAGCCATTACTGGCAAGCGTGACCGTAATAGCAACACATGGTACGGCATGGGGAGAGCGGTACGCGACCCGCAAATGTGGGTAAATAAGTTCTTCAGTAATATCCTGTACACTTTGAGCGTGAATGCTAAAGGCGGATTGATGGCTGAAGAGTCAGCCTTTGAAGATCAAGCCAAAGCTGAGCGAAGCTGGGCTGATCCTGCTGCTATTACCTTTGTTGGAGATGGAGCTATCAGTGGTGGAAAGATTCAACCAAAGCCAGCGCCACCTTATCCGCAAGGAATGGACCGACTGATGACATTTGCCCTTGAAGCCATGCCCATGACATCGGGACTGAATCCTGAAATGCTTGGGTTGACTGGGCGCGATCAAGCAAACGTATTGGAAGAGAATCGCAAAAAGTCAGCCATGGCCATTGTGGCATGGGTATTTGATGCAATGCGCCGGTATTACAAGCGGTCTGGTAAATTGATGCTAGCCATGATTCGAGAATATTTAGATGATGGCCAGTTGATTAAGATCACAGGTCCGCAGGGCGCACAGTATGTTCAGCTTATGAAGGACAAGCTAGAAGATAGTTATGACATGGTTGTGGATGAGTCTCCAACCTCAACCAATATGCAAGAGCGCGTGTGGGGAATTCTGCTACAAATGATCGAGCTATCAGCCAAGATGGGCAAGCCTGTTCCTGTTGAAATCATTGATTACAGCCCGATACCTGATGACCTTAAGCAGAAATGGAAACAGACGCTGCAAGGAGATCCACAGAAACAGCAACAGCACGAAGATATGGCAATACGTGGTCAAGAAGCCAAGATTGCTGTGGATGAATCTAAAGCCGCTCAGCAGCAGGCAGACGCACAACTTAAGGCTGTTGAAGCAAAGACAGGCGAAATGGCAGCGCCTGCTAAAATCGCATTAGATCAGATTGAAGGCGTGCATAAGGCTGCGCAAGCAGGCCATTTGCAAGCTGGTGGTGGTAATTAAGGCCGGAGGTTTTTATGTCGACAGAATCGAGTTTTATTGAGCAAATGATTGCGGAGGTTCCTGATGAATCACAGGCAAGCGCTGAATTGGGCGAAAACTCAAATTCAAAATCTGAAGCAGACAAATCAGCTTCAGAACAGCGTTCCGGTGATACCGTTGGAGCTAATTCCGAGATTGAATCAAAAGACAAAGTTGACCCCGCAAAGCCCAATGATAAAGCCGAAAAAGTAGTCCCGCTCCGTGCGTTACAGGAAGAGCGTGAAGCAGCCAAGGAACTAAAGCGACAAATCGCTGAACTTCAAGCACAGCCCAAGCTCAGTGAGGAAGATCGACAACTACTGGCAGAACTGAAAGCTGCCAAGGCAGTACAATCAGCACCTAAAGAAGTTGATTTCATGGATGACCCTAAAGGTTACGTAGATGCAAAGGTGCAAGCCGCATTAGATAAGCTTAAAGCTATCGATACCAAGGCTGAAACCACGAGTAGCCAAGTAGTCCAGCGTCAACAATATGACGCACTGATTAACGCTATTTCAGCGAGCGAAACAGCATTTGTTGCTGAAAATCCAGATTACTATGATGCACTGAATCATGTGCGTACCGTTAGAGCCAATCAAATCAGATTGATGGACCCATCAGTAGATGATGCTCAGATTCAAAAGCTAATTGCACAAGAAGAACTTGTTGCGGCGCATCAATTGATTCAAAAAGGTGCTGATCCGTGTAAATTCGCTATGGAATATGCCAAGACTATTGGCTATACCAAGAAAACCGCACCGGCTCCAGCCAAAACCGAGACCGCTGATAAATCCGCAGCTCGCACTATGGGGTCAGGTGGGGCGGATGCGCCAGACGCAATGGACGAAGACGATCCCAATGCCGAGTTTCTAGCAGTAAAGGCAGCATTTCGGAGACGCTAATGCGTTATCCAGTCCCTGATTCTCATTGCGTGGATGTTATACGCAGTCAGGTCGATGCCGTGCCTAAATGGGTTCGGCATTGCTCAGGCCGTAAGGTATGCGTCCAGGCTGGGGGCAATATAGGTATTTATCCTAATGCCCTAGCCCCTTACTTTGACACGGTGTACACGTTTGAGCCTGACAAACCTAACTTCGATTGCCTGATTGATAATTGCGCGCATTACAGGAACATTATTCCGATCTTTGCCGGGTTGGGTGAGGCTGCTGGAAAGTCTGGAATCCATCGTGATCCGAATAATGTTGGCGCACACTATCTAGAAAATGACGGTGACATTCCGATTGTAACTATTGACAGAATATTGCCTGATAATCAATGCGACCTGATTGCATTAGATGTTGAAGGATATGAATGGCAGGCTCTGCGTGGGGCAGTCAAGACGATTGAGTATAGCCATCCTGTTATTGTGATCGAGATGAAAAACCATGGTCGAAGATACGGTTATACTGATGCTGAGATGTCCCAATGGCTGACAGATTTGGGATATCGGGACATAGAAAAGACCTATCGTGATCATGTTTGGAGGTTTTATGGCTAGTGGTGGGAAAGTTGTATCAAGAATTACCCAGCCAGTTGATCATGGAAATATTCATTTTGATCCAATAACCGATGCCGTGCTTAATTATGGTCAGCGAGGATACGAATGCCAATACTGCAAAACAGTTAATGTGCAACCAGAATGTCCAAATTGCGGTGCACCATCCAAACAGTTGCATCGGCAGTAAGTTTGATATATAAAAGCGCTAACTTATCCGCGTATTGCTGCGCGGCACATTCAGCAGGGTAATTACTACCATACAGTAAAAGCGTTATCAGTTCGCTTTGTAACCTGACCCTCGCAAGCCTGCGTTAAGGGCAAAACGGTTTGGCCGGTTTGTTTGTTTAACGTATTTTGGAGGCTTGCACATGGCAGCGACTGATTATCCAGTCAATAGCCCCTTAGCTGTAAAACGATGGTCCGAAACGCTGATGAAAGAAGCGTTGAAGCAGACCTTTGCTATGCAGTTCATGGGCACCGACTCTGGTTCTCTGATCCAGATTAAAACAGAACTCAACAAGGCAGCGGGCGACCGCATTACTTTTGGTCTTCGTCAACAGCTCACTGGTTCTGGTGTGCAAGGTGATGGAACGCTGGAAGGCAATGAAGAGCAGCTTGTTACCTATTCCCAAAATTTAACTATTGATCAATTGCGTCATGCCGTCCGTTCAGGCGGTCAAATGTCGCAACAGCGCGTTCCTTTCTCGATTCGAGAGGAAGCTAAAGACGGCTTGGTTGATTGGTGGTCTGATCGTATCGACAAATGGCTGTTTAACCAGATTTGCGGGCTGTCAACTGAATCCGATGTCCGTTTGACTGGCATGCAAGCTGCTACTGCTCCTGATTCTGGTCACCAAGTATTCCCCGGTGCAGAAGTTGCCGAAACATCGTTGTCTAATACTACGTCTAATCGCTTTTCTTTGGCCTTGCTGGATAAGGCTGTGGAGCGTGCAAAGACCGCGACTAATCGCCTGCGTCCTGTAAAGGTTAATGGAAAGGACTACTGGGTTGCATTCCTGCATCCTTATCAAGTCACCTCCATGCGTACTAACACCAACACTGGTCAGTTCTTGGATATCCAAAAAGCTGCAATGCAAGGTGGAAACGTCGCAGACAATCCGATTTTCACAGGCGCATTGGGTGTTTACAACAATGTGATTCTGTTTGAATCCATTCGCGTCCCATTGGTTGTTGGTGCAACTGCCGGTACTACCGACGTCGCCCGTGCTGTTCTATGCGGTGCCCAAGCGGCCTGCATTGGATTTGGCAAGGGTTACGGTAAAAATACGTTCTCGTGGAACGAAGAACTCTTCGACTATGAGAATCAACTGGGTGTTGCTGGTGGCTGTATTGGTGGCCTCGTCAAAACTCGCTTTAACGGCTCGGACTTCGGTACGGTGGTTATGTCCACTTACGAAGTGCCAGCATAAGGAGTCAATAACATGGCAACTGTACAAACTGGTTTTTATCAAAAGTCACAGCCTGAAGGTGTGGAGAACGGTCTTAATGTTTCCATTATCCGCATTTCCCTCTCGCTGTCTGTTTCAACAGGCGATATCCATCTGATTGGAAAAATCCCTCACGGGGCCATTCCAACGGATGCGGTATTTATTCCCGGTACTGCGTTACCTGCAAACGGTGCTATTGCCAAGTTCGGCACAAGTGCAAGCCAAGAGTTGTTCTTTGCTTCCGCTTCGCTGTCCACTGGTGCTGGTTCAATTCGCAATACACGCGCACTGGGTAGTGCTCAGCAAATCTCGTTGTCCGATGACAAGATGCCACGATATGACGCCATCACAATGGTTAATACCGCGACATTACTGTCGGTTGGGTTTATGGGTGATTTGATTGTGTATTGGAAGATGCCTGGTCAAACACTGGGCTAATTTTTAACAACTGACTCCTGGCCGGAGGTTTCATGCATACATTAGAACTTGGGGATATCCTTGAGGCTATCCCACTGGCGATTAAAGAAGGCAGGTATCGGGATGCCGATGCTTATTTATGGCCTGCTTTAGACCAGCGATCCCAAAACGCAGCGCTCTGGTTTTATGCCGGAGTGCTGTCGTCTCTTCAGGGGCGAAATGCCCTATCTATTCAATGCTTCCTTAAGTCTCAAGAACTCGACCCGCAGGCTGGACAATGGTCTAACCTTGGCGGCGTGATTCGCTCAATCGATGTTGATTTAGGAAGAAAGATTTTAGAAATCGGCAACGATCATTATCCAAATGATGGCCACATCATGGCGAATCTTTGTGGATCATATGTCAATGAGGGTAATCCATGGCCCGGCATTGAGTATGGCGAAAAATGCTTAGGGATGGGCGGCGGAGAGAAAGAGGCAAAGTTTAACCTTGCCTTGCTTTATCTTGAAGCAGGGGTGTTTGATAAAGGGTTTGATTTATATGCAGAAGGCTATCATCGGCTGCGTGAAGTAAAATCATACAATCCAGACCCTCCAATGCTTACGCATGAATTGCACGAACAGCTTAAAGGAAAGGGCAAAAAAATCATCGTTTATGGAGAGCAAGGAATCGGTGATGAATTGATGTTCTCCACTATGTTCCGTGAGATGAAAAAGGACTATCACATCGTTTTCGATTGTCATCCACGTCTTGAATCGCTTTATCGGTCGTCTTCATGGTTTCACAGCGAAGGCCATCCGATCACGCTTTATGCGACCCGCAAAACTGATGAAAAGAATTGGTCAGTAGAAGCTGATGCCAAGTCTTCTATCGGAAATATGGCTAGATTCTATCGCCGCAAGCGAGAAGACTTTCACTGGACTGGACCTGTATATAAAGCTGACGAAGCTGAAACTGCTGATTATCGCTCCCGTCTATTACGTGTTGCTAATGGCCGTAAGATCATCGGTATTGCGATGAATGGCGGAACGATGAGCACCGCTAGAACTTATCGTTCGATGCATCCTGACCTGCTTAAAGACCTGTTAAGTGATGATCGTTATTTATTCGTCGGTCTTGACTATGAAGACATGACCGGACATGGAGTCCATATCTCTCAAACTTATGGAGAAGGTAAATATTTGTGGTATCCGTCCATTGCGTGGGCATGGGATTACAAACACCAGGCTGCACTCATTGCGGCAACTGATGCTGTTGTTACCGTATGTCAATCAGCTGCGCATTTATCTGCCGCAATGGGCCATCCAACCTATGTTATGACTCCTTCAAAACCCGCTTGGAGATATGGAGTTAAAGGAGATTGGGCTTGGTATCCCTCACCGAATGCGCGCCTGTTGAGACAAATCGGCGAGGACTGGGGACCGGCCTCTTCAGCACTCAAAGAAGCTCTTCAGGCGCGTTTTTTTGAAAAGGCGGCATAATGGAAAACCCTCTATGTAAGCATGAAAGAATGATAATGGAGGGCGTCACAGGGAAAACGATGTGCGAGCTGGGTGCAAAATATAATCCGCGCGGGGTTTATAAAGACTGGTTCCATGAATGGAAACATGTGTCTATTGACCTTAATGGAGAGGCTGGATCGCTCATTTATGATCTTGAGAAACCCATTCCGCTTGAAGAAATCGGCGGACCGTTTGACGTAGTGACTAATTTTGGCACTAGCGAGCACGTTAACGAGCAAGTCCCGTGTTGGGAAAATATTCACCGATTAGTAAAAGTAGGCGGCGTGCTTGTCTCTGCAACTCCCTTCTATTTCCCAAGGCATGGTAGGTGGTATCCTACGCATGAGTGGTACACAGAATTTGTGATTTCCAATCACTATGAGGAAGAAATGCGATTCAAAGCCATCGATACTTTTGGGCGTAGTGTGATCTGTATTCGCATGAGAAAGATGGTTGATCTTCCGCTCGTATTCCCCACTGCTCCCATGATTGAACGTCATGATGGGCGTTGTGGCGCGTATGTTTTACCCAAAGAGGCCGCAGTATGAGTCATGAATTCCTTTCCCCGTTGAAAATGGATGATGTGCTTTTAGGACTTGAACAGGAGAGCAATAATCCTGTTTTTGTGATTGCTGAGCCTGACGAGCAAAAGTGTGTTGAGAAGATCAAAAAGCACTGGCCTAACATTAAAAAAGGCGCGTATTTGGCATTTGCTGACTATAACCACAAACACATTGGCACGATGAAAGCGGTAGCTAGTCAATTTTCATTAATGCAGGTTGTTGTATTTCCTGACTCAGTAGCGGTGGTGATGAAATGATCTATGCATATTGGGTGAGAGGAAAGTCGTTTTATGAGATGGCCCAGCTTTCGATTGCGTCTGTTAAGAAAGTTGACCCGAAAGCACAGATTCTAATCTATACGGACGACCCAGAAATAACTGGGCCTAGCGTATGCAGTATGGAGCCTGGACGCCCTGCAATGGTGGCCAATTTGGATGCCCAGATTAATGCAATTTCAACATCACCCTATGGAGAAAGGATTCTATTTTTAGACGCTGACACGCTGCTCAAAAAGCCATTTCCTTTTGATGGGTCGGACTTAGTGCTGACATGGAGAGATCATGTTGCGGTAAAAGACGGAGAGAAAGTTGTCGGACTGGCAAAAGACCAGCCTTGGAATTATGGAGTAATTGGAGCCGAGGTAAGCTGTAGAACAATTGAAGCATTCATTTGGTTACGCGCTCGCATTCTGAAAATGACCAAGGAACACCAAAACTGGTACGGAAATCAAATTGCGATGTTTGACCTAGTGGGTGCACCAAACTCATCCAAAAAGACTGCGACCATACGATGGACTTTGGATGATCGTGGCACTGACTTAATGGTTAAATGCCTTCCCTGCGAAATATGGAATTGGACTCCGGAGAGTCCAGATGAAGATATTGTAGAAAAAGGTATAATTCATGTTAAAGGCAACCGTAAAGACATGATGGAAGGTTATGCAAAAAAAGTGCTCTCAATGTAAAGCCATGAAATCTATTTATGATTTTTACAAGAATCGTAATAAATCTGATGGCCTATCTACCGAATGTAAGGTATGCGTTAAGCATAAAGTTTCAATTTATTCAAAACAAAATATGGTTGAGCGATCTTCCTACCATTCAAAATGGAGAGCTGAAAACAGGGAAAAAGTAAGAAAGTTAAACTCTGAAAGCCTGAAGAGAAACAGAGAAAAGGCAAATATTAGACAGAAACTCCGATATGCGATATCAAAGGGGCACATAGAAGCAGCAAAAGCATGCTGGCATTGTGGAGGCGCAAATCCAGAGGCGCATCATGCGTCATATGATCCGTCTATGTGGAACATTGTTACTTGGCTATGCAGGCGTTGCCACAGAGAATGCCATCGAGAGGCAGCATGAATCATCTCTTCATCGGGTACGACAGCAAAGAGACCGTTGCTTGGCATGTGCTCGTACATTCGATTATGCGGCGCACCAAAACACCGTTGTCCATTACCCCTATCGGTAATGAAGTGCTTCCTGAGTCAATCTGGTGGCGTCCACGTGGACCGCATGACTCGACAGAGTTCAGTAACGCTAGGTTCCTAACCCCATATTTAGCCGACTATCAAGGTTTCGCGGCCTTCATGGATTGCGATATGATTTGTACCGTCAACATTGATGAGCTGTTTGCGCTGGCAGATGATCAATATGCCGTGATGGTCAGAAAGCACCAATATATCCCTCAAAACTCAACCAAGTTCCTGGGCCAAGAGCAGAGCCGATATCATCGTAAAAACTGGTCGAGCTTGATGCTGTTTAACTGCGGTCATCCTGAGACTAAAAACCTCACGCTGGAATATGCCAATAACTCACCAGGACTGGATTTGCACGGGTTTGCGTGGTGTTCGGATCAGTTTATAGGCTCACTGCCGACCGACTGGAATCACCTCGTTACACATAGGAATGAAAAGCATGTCGCTGCCTAAACTGATACACTATACTGAAGGCGGGCCATATCATGGCTACGTATCGCAAGATTACAGCGACCAATGGCTGGAGGAACTGGATTCCCTATTAGTTGGTAATAATCCCTGTGCCGGAGGGACTAGAGATATCACACCAGAACGCGTGAATTTCGAGGTCACTTATGAGCAGAAGGCACAGTAGCACACATAAATCACCCCCAGGCGAGGGTGGTAGATTTGCATCCCTATCCCATCAACTAGCAGAACGTGGCGGAGTTAAAGACCCAGCCGCATTAGCTGCTGTTATTGGACGCGAGAAATACGGCAATAAGCGCATGGCTAATTGGGCAGAAAAAGGTAAAAAATCATGAGACGTAGAAACATGGGCCTTGGCCAAACAATGGCCATGAAGCCAGCTCAGGCGATGCCTGTGATGCAAGTTCCTAGTGGCATGGTGAATGCCGTTAAGTCGGTTAAGAAGCAACGTGGCCGCCCCAAAGGCTCTGGTAAGAAATAATGGCTGGCTTTGCAACACTGGTCGCAGATATTCGCGAGGACATTAATCGCGGTACTACTTACGACGCACGCATCAAGAAAGCTATTCAGAATGCGATTCAGTTCTATCGTGCACGTCGATATGGATTTAATCAAAAGACCAAGGTTTTCACGGCCAGCACTGAGTTTGCATCTTTAACTGCAAATTGGATTGAAGTCGATGCGATATATCTTGATACCACATCAGGCCGTCAAGTACTAAAGGAAGACAATTGGCCAGCAATTGATGATGATGCAGATGGTCGTACTTCAACCTACACCGCAAGACCATGCCGGTTTGCAGTTCAAAACAGATTACTAAGATTCGACTCCCCGCCGGATCGCACTTACTCAGTGCATATGTCGTATATGTACGACCTTAAAGAGATTTCAATTTGCGCCTCTGATAGTGCGTCGAATGGATGGACAAACGAAGGTTTTGAGCTGATTAAAACTCACGCCATTGTTGATATTATCGAAAACTACATTGGCGGTGATGAAGATGCAGCAAAAGCTTTATTGCTGCGTAATCGTGAGAAAGAAATTGATCGAGAAATGAAGCGTCGCGCTAATCGTGAACAAGGAGCAGGGTCAATTACGCCCTGGTTTTAATTATGGGCCTTGAAGTTGCAACCTATATTTCTGATCTAGTTGTCACGAACCCTGCTGGTGGCGATTTAAAAAGCACTGGTGATGATCACATGCGGCTCATTAAGAGCACGCTTAAGAATACGTTTCCGAATATTACTGGAGCTGTTACCGCCACTCATACGCAGTTAAATAATCTAGTCTTGTCTGGATCATTTACTGGCACCTTAACTGGCGTTTCAGGAACTGTTACAGGAACAATATATTATAAAGTTTCAAATGGAGTTTGTACTTTATACACTAAAGGGGTCGCATTATCCGGTACTTCTACAAGTACGGCCATGACCATTACTGGACTTCCTTCCGCAGTACTTCCTGTGTCTGCCGCAACAATTGTTTCTGTGCCTACCATTGTAATAAATAATAGTAGTAATTTTATGATGGGATACGCCGCTGTTACGCAGTCTTCTTCTAGTATTTCATTTTATCTTGCAACTGTATTTGGTTCTAATATTACATCTGGAGCTTTTTCAAATTCTGGAACAAAAGGCATCAATTCAGATTGGGCTATTACCTATCCATTATAAATGAAACAGCCAATCGACAACTTTACCGCTGGCATAGTTTATGATGATGCGGACTTTAACCTAGTTGATGGTGTTTTCAGCGATGGTAGAAACGTTCGTGTTCGTGCTGGAACTGTTGAAAAAGTAAAGGGAAGTCAGACTGTATTAGGCTCTCTGTCTGTCACACCGTGTTGGGCGGAATCGGTAACTGATGGTGTGAACGCATACTGGGTTTACGCTTCCACTGATAAAATTTATGGAACAGACGGCGCTACACACGCGCAAATAAACAGCGTTAGCTTTAATGCTGGCGTCGACCTTGGATGGACTGGTGGAAAGTATCACGGCTATCTGATCATGAATGATGGCCAAACTGACCCACAGTCATGGGTTCCCGGGCTTGCGAATAAAGTTCAGCCTTTAGCAAATTGGCCATCTGGTGTTACATGCAAAGTGATTCGGTCCTTTGGTGACTTTCTGGTCGCTTTAAGAATCACACAAGGCGGTAATTATAACCCTCGCCTACTACGCTGGAGTGATGCAGGTGCATTTGCTGCGCTACCAGGATCGTGGGATTACACCGATCCTACCAATCAAGCGGGCATTACAGAGTTAGGTCAAACAGATGATCAGTTAGTTGATTGTCTCCCCCTGCGTGATTCAAACATCATTTATAAGCAGTTCAACACATGGCTTATGCAGCCCGTTGGGCTTCCTGATGTGTTCTCTTTTCGTCAATTGTTCAATCAATCAGGGTTGTTAACGGAAAATTGCGCGGCGGCATTTGGTACACAGCATTGTGTATTGAGCGATAACGACATTATCGTCCATGATGGCGCATCTGCCACTTCTATCGGCGGAAAACATCGCAGATGGCTATTTAATCGCATGTCCACTACTCGATATAACCGATCTTTCGTAGTTCCAAACTATAGAGAACGTGAGATGTGGATTTGTGTCGCTGAAACAGGCTATGAATACCCCAATATCGCACTTGTATGGAATTGGGCCGAGAACAATTTCCATGTGAGGGAATTAGGTCTCAACATGGCCTATGGATCAAATGGAATTGTTAATGGGACTGATCTGACATTTGATGCCCAGTCGGGGACGTTTGATAGTGATTCTGGAAGCTTCGATGATTCTACTTTTTCCCCGTTCGCTCAAAGAATGGTGCTATGGACTGGAGAGAGTCAAAACGCCTATCAAAGCGACACCACGGAGCTATTAGTAGGTCAGACAATGACTGCTTATATCGAGCGGTCAAATATGGCACTTACCCATGATGTAGGCTCTATAAAACGAATCAAAGCCATTTATCCTAAGATTTACGGCACGTCAGGTGATGCGTTTTTGATTTATGTTGGCTCTAGGGAAACGCCTGATTCCGCCATCACATACAGCGGCCCGTTCAGTTTTACGGTTGGCACTGATTACAAAATAGATTGCCGTGTATCGGGGCGATATATATCAGTAAAAATGCAAACCGCAGTCACCAATACGTGGAGGATGAGCGGCTTTGATATAGAGTTTGACCGGGATGGCCGTCGATAATGGGCTATACCCCTACTACACCACCGTTGGATGTTAAGGATTTGCCATCCTATATTTCACGCGAGCTAAATAGAATCAGTAAAACGCTTGCTGATAATTCAGAAGCTATTTTCTATAGAACTATTCCTGCTACGGACAACTCCGCTACTGTCGGGATATCTGCAAACTACAAGATTGCCACTGGCAGCGTGATTAGAATTTCAACTTCTGCAACAATCACGCTAACTGGGATTGCAGTAAAAGACCCGAATAGAGAAATTGTGCTTCTCAATGTTGGCACTGGTGTAATTTCGCTTAAATCGCAGGGCACAGAATCTAGTGCAAGTTATCGTTTTGCACTCGCAAGCAATTACCAACTATCACAAAATGCCGCGATTTCCTTATGGTATGACTTGACCAGTGCACGATGGAGGGCAATCGGGAAATCATGATTTCCAAAGTGCCTATTAATCTAGTTCCTGAAGTATGGCCGCATTTCTTACCCATGCTGGAAAAGTCTTTAGAGGTGCATCCTTTTTTATCCATCACCGATCTATACAATATCATTCTTGCTGGTCATGCGGAGCTTGTAGTAGACACGGACGGAAACCAAGCCATGGTTCTGGAGGTGGTACAATATCCATCAGTCAAAGTAGCTAATGTAGTTGCCATGGGCGGCATAAAAGTGATGGGACAACGCCTACATAATTTGATAGACTTCGGCGAAACATGGGCGAAAGCTCATGATTGTGATTATTTTGCAATGATCGGTCGGCCGGGCTGGATCAATTTTGTTACCGAACGTAACGGCCATGCATTGAAACAAATTCAAGCATGGAAGAAATTGGAGTCCAAATGTCTGGCGGTGGTGTAAAGAACTTATTCGATCCTGCTGGTGTTTTTCACGATAACGGCTCCGTGAGTGGTCAGGGTTTCTTTGACCAAGGCGGCGCTTTAAATAGTATGCTTGATCCGCTGGATATATTCGGCGGCCGCGCTACTGGAGAAGCAAAGCAGCAAGTAAAGAAAACAGCCGCAGAGCAAGCAGCGGAAGCCGCATCGGCTCAATCAGATTTAGATGCGATTTTAGCAGGCGGCCAAGTTCCTAGTTATGGCGGAACCGCCGTATCTAGCGGGACAGGTGGGCTAGGTAGTTATCAACCGCGTCCAGTATTAGCCCCGCAGCTACTCCAAAGCCCAAATAGAACAGTTAGCTCTAATCAAATGCCTATGCTTAAAAATAGGGCATTCAATCAGGTTTTAGCTCCACTTCAACAGCCAAACTGGGGAATCCAACAGGTCAACCCAGCATATTTAACCAGCATTAATCGATTTCCAAATGGACAAGTGCCTGATGGCGCTGTGCAGCAACCGCAAGGAATGGGGCAGCTCCCTGTAAGACAGGGAATACAGCCAATTAATCGAGCTAATTTAAACCAGAGAGTGTGGATGTAATGGCAAGCGGCGGCGGTGGAACCACAACCACAAACTCAACCTCTCAGCCATGGGCGGGCGCGCAACCTTACCTTAAGAACCTGTTAAATCAGGCCACCACTAATGCGCAGAATCCAGCCGCTTACTACCCTGGGCAAACCTATCTTGACCCAACTCAAGGGCAATTAGGCGCATGGGACACTCAGCTAAGCTATAACGATCAAGTTTTCGGCGGTACCAATACTCCAAACTTTAACGATGCTACTGGAGCACTGTCTAGGCAGCTTTCTGGGACCCCTGATTTTACTGGGCTGAAAGGTGCGCAGGATGCTGCAAATCAGCCCATCCTTGACCAGTTCAATAACCAAATTCTTCCTGGGCTGAATAACCGTGCGACGTTCTTAAACAATCCCACCGGAGGTATTAAATCGCTTAATAGCGTACTTCCGCAGATCGCTGACAAGATGGATAAGAACAATCAAGCCCTAACGTGGCAGGCTGTTCAGCAGGCGCATCAAGACCAGCAGCAGGGGTTACAGAACTTCGGAAACATTTATGCGTTAGGTCAACAGCCTGGCTCATTGCAGTCTCAGTTTGCAAATTGGGGCGCTGGATTCCAAAACCAAGCACTGCAAGACCAAATGAACCGCTATAACTTCTATCAAGGATTGCCAGCTCAGACAACCTCTCAGTATGGCTCTATTGTCACTCCCGCAGCCGGGTTGGGTCAGTCTAATTCTGGCAGCTCTACCGCGCCAGGTAATCCGCAGCAGGGATTACAAACTGCGGCATCTATCGCCTCCATCATAGCGATGTTCTTATGATGTTAGATCAATCTACCGGAACAGTTGACCCGATGGCGCTAATACAGGCGCTTTCTCAGGACCCACAGCAGCCTGCATCTATTGTTAATCCATCATCGCCTCAGCAGGGCGGGCTTGGATCGTTAATAGCCAAAATAGCCCCCGCACTGGGTAACAAATTAAGCGGCCTCGGCAGCGGAATTCGTAATACGATTAATCCGATTGACCCTAACTCGGGAATTGATCCTGAGTTTGCGAAAGCTCAACAACGTGCCGCGATGCTTCGTATGGCTGCTGGCATTGCTGGAGGCAGAGGACTGGGGCAGGGTTTGTCACAAGGACTAGATGCGGCCACTAATCAGTATCAATCAGCAATGGAAAATGCTTACAACAACCAACTGAAGAAAAAACAGATGGATCAGCAGGGATTGGCTTATCAAACCCAGCTTGCCCAGCAAAAGCAGCAACATGATGAATGGGTTGCAAACCATGATATTGCGTTACAGCATTTACAGTTGCAGAAAGAAGATGCAGCCAAAGGCGATATTAAGCTAATCGAGCAACCATTGCCTGATGGAAGCGGGAAAGTTCAGCGGTATATGTTTGACCAGAAGAACCCAGACAAAGGACTAAAGCCTATTGGGAATCCATATACGCCAGCCAATCAAGCTGTGAATGCTGGGACGGTAGAATCTACCGCGCAGATGATTGCTAACGGGCAAATCCCAATGCTGAATGGGATGTCTTTAAAAACCCCATGGGGACAGGCAGTCGTTGAGCGCTTAAATCAAATTAAGCCTGATTATCAAGCTGGTGATCAGCCCGCTATTCAGCGAACCATTACCGCATTTGATAC